ATTATATTTACCAACGCATGTTATTAACCGATATTACAAATATCTATCAAAGGGCAAACGCCCTAGAGCGACGGCTTCGTCTACGGGAATTATACCCGGAAGGAGTTATTCCTTACCTGAAAAGGCAGGAATTCGCTGGTGCCATAGCAACACCAGTCGGTCCCTCGGCTACTAGTGCACCGAGTGTCACTACTAGTTTTATCGCGAAAGCTCCTCTTGAGAGTTACGTCAAGAGAGATTTCACTTTAGAGTGTACTGAAACTATGCAATATTTAGGCAAAATGGATCCATATCCATTCAACACCTCCGTTCCTAAATTTGATCCATGGTTTAGACATATTCTTAAGTCAAAGGCTCCAGATGTCTCACGACATCTAGAAGAAACCTATACTCGCGATCCATGCACACCAGATCGAGTCATGAAATTCATGAAACTATTCGACAGAACCTGGAAACGCATGCCCACAGGAAAAGCAATGTCTACAGCAAAATCTATTGTTGAAAAGATGTTCGACAAATTCGGCAAAGTCAACCCAATTGACTTCAACTTCGCTGGATGGCACGAAATCTTACCACATTTAGACATGTCTTCATCTCCTGGTCTACCTCTTCGTAGAGAATACGCAACGCAAGGCGAATGCCTTGGCCATATATATGATAAGTCAAAACGGCTTAATCATTTTGCTAAATTTCTTCACCCTGGCGCTGTTCGTGCTCCTCCCTGCATGATCGGCCTCCGCCCTGGTCTTCTTAAGAAGGCTGAACTCGACGAGAAAATAAAAGCTCGTGGTGTCTGGGCTTACCCAGCTGAAGTAAAAGTGATTGAAATGCGCTATGTTATTCCTTTCTTAACACGGTGCTCTCAATTATTTGGAAAGATACCCTATCCAGTCGGAAGGAACATGACCAAAGGTCTTCCTTTCTTTATCGATCATCTCTTACAAGACGATAAATATGGATTTGTCACTGATATCTCCAAACTCGACACATCAGTCGGTCCTGATTATATTGATTGGGCCTTCTCCTTTATCAAAGATAAATTCTACTTTGGAATGACAACTAGTTCTGAAGAAAGAAATTCTAATGTGTTCGACTTCATTCACTATTATTTTAAGAGAACTCCCATACTCTTACCTTCTGGTCAATTAATTCGTAAAGCTGCTGGTGTACCATCAGGCTCAGGCTTTACCCAGATTGTAGATACCCTAGTCACATTATTACTTACAACATTTGGA